AGGTACAAGTGCTTTCAGCTTCGACTGAACTTCCCACACCCAAGCGAGTGCAAAATGGTCCCCGGCAGTTTCTGCCGAGTACTGACTGCGATGAACGCCAGATCTAACTCCCGAACAGTAGGCTTTGCGGGCTTGCGTGAGCTGGGTGTGCAATGCCTCATACGCGTACAGGGCGATGTTCTGGGCGGGAGATACGCCGACGAATGTCGCGCACTCGATGATCTGGCCTTTTGCGGAACACCATGTCCGGCGCCGCAGGGTTGTGCAGCTGAATGCGTCTGCTACAGCGATGCTCAGCTGCTGGTCCCACGCCGGTCGACGCTTGGCGCGGAACAGGGTCGACTCAACCTCACCTACGTCGCTCAACTTCACATCCATCTCGGTCAGCCGGTACTCGCGCATCAATGCCTGGGCCTGGCGAAGCGCCGTTGCGGCTTCGTTCTCGTTGGCGCTCTGTGCTAGTGCCAGGCAGTGCTTTATCTTGCGGATCGCACGCTCAAGTTTCTTTTCGTCAATGTGGTCGCTAGTCATGCCGTATACCTCTGGCGATGATTGCTCTGCATCAGGGCCATCAGCTGCGAGAAAAATGCCTGTGATGCGTATACCGCTGGCAGTGGGATAATGGTTTCGGTCATTGGCGGGACTCCGCGCAGACAGTCCCAGGCGCCTGGATGCTCTGGCATCAGATCGCGGCGTTCCGTAGCTAGGGCCACCATGTCCGCGAAACTCACGCAGGCAGGTAGGTCGGGCAGGATGTTGAATCTTTCGCATACCGCGAGCCATATCTGGTGTTCGATGTACTTGTATTCAGGCAACACGGTCTTGAGTGGGCGTGTCATGTCGCCAACGTAGGCTTCGGTTGCGTCGTGCAGTAGCGCAGCGAGCTGGTGCTCGGCGGGTACCAGGCTGGCGACGATCAAGCTGTGCTGCGCCACGCTGTAGTGCGTGCGGGTGTGGCCGTTGAAACGGCACAGGTTCGACAATGCGTGAGCGATATCCAGTGGTTTAATCATTCCGGCGGTTGGCCGCAGCAGGTCGAACTGCTGGCCGCTGTGCGTAAGGATCCAGGTCATGCTGCATCCTCCAGCGATTTAACGGGGACTGGCTCGACCTGGGTTAAAATTCGGGTGCTTAGATTTTTCAGGTTAAGTATCTGAGCGCTGGTCCTATCCTGGACGGGTTGAGAACCCTTGAGTGGGCGCCAAGTTTTTAAAGCGAGGTCGAGAGTAATGGCGACCTCTTCCAATAGCTGATGGTCGGAGATGGTTACAGGGGCCCCCAAACGCACCTGAAAACTCGATATGGTTTCGTTGAGTTTCGCTATTTCGGTCTGGTGGGTGATTTCCGCTTGATGAAGGTCAAGGTTCAATGTCTCCACTCTCCAGAGCTGGAACGTCCTTCCGTTATCCACGCCCCGCTGATAGCTGCGTTTCAATGCGCGTTTCAACGCTTTTCGGATATAAAAAAACAGGGCTGCAAAACCGAGCAGCGTTCCGACTGCAATGACGATAAGTTGTGTTGAGTGCATGTGCTGTGACCTCAAATTAGAGCCCGCCGCCGGACAGTTTTGGTGAGAGGACGGCGACGGGGTGTTGCAGGTGGTTAACCCAGGTTGAATGTGCCGATCGTCAAGGTCGCGGAACCGCCGACCTCTTTTTGAACGACTTGTTTGAACTCTTGCGCCAGGTCTTCGCGCAGTTGTGCTTCGCCAATCCAACGCAGGCGAAGTGCGGGCTTATCGCCGCCAGTCAGTACTGCTACCCGCAAGCGGATGGTGCGTGCGATCAGCCCTTCGTAAGGGGCTACGGTGAACAGGAATTCAGCCGGCAGGCCTTCCGATGACTTGGCCTCGATCTGGTCCATCGCCGAACGGGAGGCGCTCATGTCGCCAACTACGTGTTCGCTCTTTCGTGCTTGCTCGATGCTGATGGAGCGAATCGCTCCGGCTGCTTTGCGTAGGTCGATTTCTTTGTCGTCGGCGTCCAGGGCTTTAAGGTTCGGTGCCCAGTCCTCGATCCAGTCGCTGAGATCCTTCTGGGCGTGCTGGCGTTGTGCCGCATTTTCAAGCGCGAGGAACGCTGCAGTCTTTTTCAGGCCCAGTGTCGCGGTGTAGCCGCCGTGCCCAGGGTTTTCAGCATCACCGAGGTTGAAGTACACCGTGCAAGCCATGGCGTCACCGTCTACAAAGCCCACAGCAACTGGGCCTTTTGCAGCGACTACGTAGTCGGCGAAGTCTTTCAGCGAGTGGGTGGTCAGCGAGCCACGAAAGCGGCTACGCAGCTCTTGAAACTTTTCGATGCTCTGGATCTTGACGTCGGCCGGCAGCGCCAGAACTGGCGTGAAGGTGCCCAGCGATTTGGCGTGGGCGAGCAGGGCGGTGTCTTGAATCAGTTGAATTGCACGAGCTTCCATTGGATCTATTCCTGTTTTGGTGAGAGGTATGGAGCGGTGATGCGTTAGGACTTGGCGTGAATCGGGCCCTCGTCTCGGCTAAACATCTGGTCCGCGTGAGGCGTCTCCGGGAACAGCGTGAGGCGGCCACCCGAACCGACATGCATCGGCGTGTCGAGGGTGGTGTCTTCGCTGCGGCTGCCACGTTTGGTTGGCACCTTGTAGGCGAGCTTGTGGTTGACGGTGACCTGGTGGCTGTCGGCGATTTGCTTCAGGGTGAAGGTGAGCGTTACGGTGCCGACCTTCTTGTTGTCGACCACGCCGGCCGCGACTTCTGAGAGGGCGTGCCCGATTTGGTTGGCAAAGACGCCTGCGTTGAGTTCGCTAATAAACTCGGCGGTGTTGGTGGCTTTCATGTGCTGTGCCTCAGTGATGAGTTGCTGTTTACCCCTGGTCGGCAGGGGCTACCGTTTGAATCAGGCTGCTTGCTTCGTCGCCTGGGCGTCGAGGTAGTCGGCCAGGTCATGCAGGTAAACGACTGGCTTGGCGCGGGCCGAGCAGTGCAGGCGCTTGACCACCAGCTGGATCTTCCCGGCCTTGATTTCGCTCAGTAGGTAGCGGTCGGTGCGGATGTGCGTGAAGTACTGCTCACGCACGGCGGTCAAGGTCGGGCACGGAGTGGCGAACTGGCGGCGGAGTTGTTCCAGGGTGGTGGTCACGCGGATTCCTCCCCATGCCCCTCCTTTCGGGGCACCAACTTGAGGCGGATGAGTTCGGCTAGACCTTCTTTGCTCTTGCCTTTGGCCGCTGCGAGGACGTTGCCCTGGGCGTCCGCGACGACGGCGCCGTACGGGTATTCCGGGCACTTGACAGGCGTCACGTAGGCGATCTGACCATCTGCGATCACTGCGTCGACGCAGCGGAACACTTCGGCCAGCTCGACTGACACGCAGGGCAATGACTCCAGCAGCGCGACAGCTTCGGCGGAAGCGCCAATCAGGGTGGCGCGACTGATCACTGTTGGGTGATTCAGGAACATTGGTACCAGTTTCAGGGCACCTACAGCGGTGTTGATGGCGTTCGGCTTCATGCTGCGGCGTCCTTCTTGGTGATGGTGATATCCAGCTTCTTGGCGATCCACTCAACACCTGCTTCCTTGACCATCACCACGGAGTAGTGGGTGTAGTTGCGAAGTGTTGGATTCCAGCGGCTGCGCGGGTCGGAAAACAGGAAGCCGCGCTCGCGGTGCGCTGCGGCCAGGTCGCCGGATGAATTGATCACGCCAAGTTCCCGCAGCCTGGTGCGGAAGGCGCGGGGCTTGAGCCCGAGCAAAGCGGCGGTTTGATCCAGGGTGCGGTTCATGGCTGCGGCCTCAGGCTGAGAGCTGTTCGGCGCGTTGATGGCGCTCGCGGATCATCAGGAAGGCTGCGTCCAGCGAACGCAGAAGCTCGTCAACCGTGCCGTTGTTACGCAGGATCAGATCGTCCTGGAGAACCGCTATGCCGGCTTCGCTGATGTGTGGGTTCACGGCTTGTGCGTCGGACCTGGAAATATGGATGACCGTGCCGCCGCGGCGACGAATCAACTCTGCTTCGTTTTCGAAGCGCACGTCGCTGATCACGAATCCCAGCACCGTGCCCAATGACTGGTTTATGTAGTCGAGGTTTTGTTCGCCGAGCCGCACCCATACATCCGGGTGCACGGTGTTGCGTGCCCACTCGGTGCCCATCGACTGCATCAGTTGGCGCGGCGAGCGGTCTAGCCAGCCGAGCGACTGCTCTTTGCGGTCGCCTTCAAAGTCGGTCGGATCGAGGTTGAAGATCGCCATCAGGCCATCACGGAGCGGATCGGCGAAGGCGTATTGCTCCAGTAGGTAAGTTCGCGCCAAGTGTTCGGCGGCAGTGGTCTTACCAGAGCGAGCGCGGCCGGTGAGGCCAATTAGGATCGGTCTCATGCTGCATCACCTCCCCATGGATTCCGGTCATCGGTAGCGATTGCTGCCGGGGCGGGCGCCATGGTGGCGCGTCCCGGATTGACGATGACCAATAGGCCGGTGCTGCGCTGGATCCGCTCTACTGCGCCTGGGCTGGTCGCCGCAGCCGGGTGGAGGTAGATAGGGCAGCGGGTGGTGCTGTGCTGTGTTGTTTGCATGGCTCGTACTCTTTGGTGAGAGGTTGATACCAGTGCAAAATTAGTATTACTGATTTAATAAGTCAACAGTAGCACTTATAAATGGCGGAAATAAAATTAGCGGGCGAAAAAAAAGACCCCTGCGGGCCTTTTCGATTTGCGGGAGCGTCAGAGCATTACGGAGTACCAGAACACTTTTCCAATCACACGAATATGCTGCTGCACGTAGTCGCCTTCGTAGCGCTCGTCAGGATGCTCATCAGTGTTATAGCTGCGAAGGCGTAGGCCGGAGCCGGGCAGGCGGTAGAGCAGCTTCACGCGCAGTTGGCCGTCATGGTCGATTGCATACATCTTGCCGTCCTGGACGGTCGTATTTGCGGTGTCGACCCCGACGGTACTGCCATCCGGTAGCACGGGCTCCATGCTGTTCCCAGTTACCGGCACACAGCCAGCAGCGTCCGGATCAATACTCTTACGTTTCAGAGTTCGTTTGCCGAATCGCAGCTTGCGGCCGTTTGTTTCAAGCATCACCTCAGATCCCTTGCCGGCAGATAATTCCACTTCTTTGAAAAATGGCAGCTCGACCTCGTCCGGGCCGAGTGGAGTTTCGTCATCCCATACTTCAATCGGGTGGATTTCCCAGTCATTGCTTGCTGGCGTTTTTTGGCGTTCTTCCGTATTCCGCAAGCGGGGCATCTGCGCTATGGCAGCCAACCGCGGGCTGACTTCGTCGAGCGAAAAGCCCAAAACGTTCGCGAATTTTATGAGGGCGCCGATGTTGAGGGGGATGCGCCCATTCAAATACTGACTGACGACACTTTGTCCAGACCATTCGCAGAGATCGGCGATTTTGTCTTGAGTTAGGGTCGGGTCATTCCGTTTGCGATCCTGAAAAATAGCTTTAAGGCGCATAGCCTCGGCTTTTCGGGTCTCGTCATCGGCAGCTAAGGGTATCGAGATAGTCATGTCGCCCAATTTATAAGGAAGACTTATATTATCAAAACAGTGTTGCGACTTTTTCTCTTGCTGTTTAAAAGAAGTAACACTAATATCCATGCCGAAACGCCCATTCGAGGAAACGTGGATGGCTAATGAAATAGGTATTCCCTTGGAAGATTTCGCTGAGGGGAGGACTCAACCAGAGCTGGCTTTACTCATCGGGGTTTCGCAAAGCGCGGTATCTCAAATGCTGAACTCAGCGCGGGATATCCGAGTGCGAGTTGATGAGAAAGGGGCGTGTTTTGCGGTGGAAATTCGACCAATCGGATCGCGCCGCAAGCCCAGAGCTGCATAAAAAAGGGTGCCGGACTGGGGCCTCTCACCAAAGATCCCCCAGCCCGGCTACGACGATACACAGCACATGCACATCGGTCGTGGTCGTAGGATAGGGCGTGCCCGTTTCTATGACTAGACCGTAAAAGGGGTATTTACGGTTATGAGTCGAACAGAGCAATCGCCGGCCACTGCGCCGGTTCTTTCACTTCGCAAAGCCATCTATCGCGCAGCCCATGATTACAAGGGCGGTGTCACTGCCTTGGCGCTCGACATGGTGATGGACTACGACGGTCTGCAGAAAAAGGTTAAGCACGACTTTGAACAGCGCTGGCTGGATCCTGATGAGCTTGAAGAGCTGATCCGGCTGACAGGCAGTCCTTTGCTGCTGGATGCGCTCATGCGACCCGCCGGTATGGTTTGGTATAAGCCTGAAGCAGCGGCACCGACCAAGGCAGCGTTGCTTGCCGTCAGCAAGGTGCTGCATGAAACTGGGCTGTTTGTTTCGAGCATGCACGACGGTGCAGCCGACAATATATGGGAGCCGCATGAAGTCCAGCTGTTGGAGAAACACGGTGCCGATGTGATCCGTGCTGTGCTGGGTATCATGGCCGGCGCACGCGAAGCTATGGAGGCGCCCGATCATGACTGACATCATCGACGTGGCCAACGATCAGGCTGAGTACTTCCTGCAGGTGGCCCTTGATCGCCGCCCGCGCCCTACGAGCGCTGTCAGTGCTCAAATTTGTGAGGATTGCGAAGAACCTATCCCGTTACTTCGTCAGCAGACGATTCAGGGTTGTGCGACCTGCGTCAGTTGTCAGGGGTTGCGGGAGCGGCGGCGATGAGCGAGCAACCCACCAGCACAGCGATATCGTCCTGGGCGCGCCGCTACATCGAAACCTTCAACCTTGCTCTGGTCCCGATTGAACCGGGCGAAAAGGGTCCGAAGGGTAAGGGTTGGAACAAGCCGGGCGGCTACATCACCGACCCGGTCGCCGCCGAAGTATTTTGGCAACGCAATCCTAATCACAATCTGGGCGTAGTGCTCGGGCCAAGCCGTGTTTGCTCGTTGGACGTTGACGATGTGCAGTGGACGCGGTTTGTATTGTTTGATCAGATGGGCCTTGATCTGGATGCCATGGCAGTGGTCTATCCGACCATCGTTGGCAACCCGCTGCGGTTCCGTGTGCTGTTCAAGATGCCCGACGACATTGAGCTGACGCGCCACTCGCTTTCGTGGCCCAATGAAAAAGACCCCGATGGCTCGATTCACAAGGCGTTGATGGCTCGGGCTAAGGCGGCGAAAGAGCTGGGTGATGCTGTTGATGAGGCCGCAGCGCAAACCGAGGCCGAGGAATACAAGCGCTTCACGGTGTTTGAATTGCGTGCAGGCCTGGTGCAGGACGTTTTCCCGCCATCGATCCATCCTGGCACTGGAAAACCCTACGGCTGGCGCACGCCGCCGAACGCAGCTGAAGGCCTGCCGGTTCTCACCAATGAGCTGCTGAACATTTGGCAGAATTGGGACGTCTTCAAGCGCAACGCCGAGGCCGCGTGTCCATGGGCGCCAAAGCCCAAGAAGCCTGCCGCGAAGCCCGTCAAGCGTGCGGCGCCGGCTGGAGATAAGCCGTCGGTGATCGACGAGTTCAATCGTTGCCACGATGTTGAGGAACTGTTGCGCGCCCACGGCTACATCAAGCGGGGTAACAAGTGGTTGTATCCCCAGAGCAGCACCGGGCTACCAGGTGTGACGGTCACCGAAGGCAAGGTCTATTCCCATCACGGCGCCGATCCGTTGGCCAACGGTCACCAGAATGATGCTTTTGAAGTCTTCTGCCTGCTGGACCACGATGGCGATCAGTCGAAAGCCGTGAAGGATGCCGCCCGCATGCTGGGCATGCAGCATTCCTCACGCCCGAACCCTCAGGAACTTCCCCCAACCCCATCGGCGGATGCCAGCGAGCAGGACTCCAGCGCGCCAGTCAGTGAGGCCGCTCCTGCTGCTGACGGGGGGGCGGGGGAGGCGTTGACCTATGAGCAGGTGCTGCGCAGGTACGTGCTGGTCGAGGGCACCACGCAAGTGTGGGATCTCGACAAGGCACGGACGATGAAGAAAACCGCGTTTGAGGCCCGTGTCGGGAAACCTTTGGCGAAACAGTGGATGGATGACACCCAGAAAAAGCTGATCTCGGACGATAAGGTCAAAGAGATCGAGCAGGCCCGCAAGATGGCGGGCAAGAAGGGTGGGGCGCTGAACCTTGAGCCGATTGAGCGCTATGTCTATATCGACGGCACCAAGGATGTTTGGGACAGAGAGAAGAAGCGGCGTGTTCCAGAGGGCGCGGTCAAGATGGCCCTCGGCGACATGTACGGAATGTGGTTGAACAGCCCGGATCGCCGCGTGGTTGACGTTGAGAACATCGTGTTCGACCCGACGATGACCAAAGACCCGAACGTCTATATCAATACCTTCGACGGACTGCCCATGGAACCGAGCCGCGATGACGCGGCATGCGAAAACCTGCGGTGGTTGATCTCATTCCTGTGCAACCACGATAAGTCATCGAACGATTGGCTGGTGAAGTGGCTCGCGTACCCCTTGCAGCACCTTGGCGCAAAAATGGATACGGCGGTGCTGGCTCACTCCACCATGGAGGGCTCAGGTAAAAGCCTGTTGTTCGCGGACGCCTTCGGGTTGTTGTACGGGCAATACGCTGCCACGGTCGGCCAGACCCAGTTGGAAAGCAACTTCAACGCCTGGCAAAGCCGCAAGCTGTGGGCGGTGTTTGAGGAAGTGGTCAGCCGTGACCAGCGCTACAACCAAGTAGGCAAGATCAAGCACCTGGTCACCGGCAAGACGGTGCGTATGGAGTCGAAGTTTATCAACGGTTGGGAAGAAGCCAACCACATGAATGCCGCCTTCCTCAGCAACGAGATTATGCCGTGGCCCATCTCGCCCAGTGATCGGCGAATGTTGGTGCTGTGGCCAATGGAGACGCTGCCGATAGAGCGTCAAAAAGCAGTAGGTCGAGAGCTGGAGAATGGTGGTGTCGCGGCGCTGTATGCATGGTTGTTGTCCATTGATCTTGGCGACTTCGATCAACGCACCAGGCCTCCCAGCACTGATGCACGCGAGCGGCTGGTGGCCCTAAGTAGGGCGAGCTGGCAGACGTTTTTGTTCCTCTGGCAATACGGCGAACTCGGGCGCGATATATGGGGCGCCTGTTTGTCTAGCGACCTGTACGCGATGTTCCTGGAGTGGTGCCACCGCAACAAAGAGCATGTGATGAGCCAGACCAAGTTTTCGTTGTTCATCAGCTCGGAGGTGGATAAGACCCGCGCGATCCCCTGGACCGCCGGCAGCAATCGCAAGTTTGCGGCGTTCTTCTTTCCTCGGGGTGAGGGGGCTTCCCAGCCCCCATCAGTCAGTTCGGCAGATCTTGGGAAAGCAGTGGTCGCCTGGCGGGCTGCGGCGCGCCTGGCGGGCTGGAACGTCGACAACTGGGACCACATCAAGGCGGCTGCAGCATGAGTCCGTCTATTAGTGTGTCGGGTGTGTTGGGTGTGTGTCGGGTTGGTTTTGGATACCTCACACAGGTTAGAGCCTTCTATTTCGCCGCTTTGCGCCTGCTGTGTTGGGTGTGTTGGGTTTGTCGTCGCGCACGCGCATGGGCAACGTTATTTGAATCCATGGGGGCAAGATTTTTTCCTTATGCGAGAACCGTTAAGCCCAACACACCCAACACACTAAACACATTTGATTTAGGGCTATTGAATTTAAAGGGGTTTAGCTGTGTTGGGTTTGTGTTGGGTATGGAGTTTTTTGTGTTGGGGTTAGTTTTGGGTGGGGGATCAGGGCGATGATCGATGAAATTGAAGAACTTATGCTGCATTGGGGTAACCAGTTCAACCAGGTAGGTGATGAGGGGGGGTTGGCCAGCCCAATGGCGACGATTATGGAATGGGGCGGCTCTGCCCCTCGCGGCACCCCGGGATCTCGCGATCTAATGATGGCCTCTGGCGGCGGGATGGATCACGCTGCATTGGAGGTCGCTGCAGCGCTCGCGGAACTTGAGCGGCAGTCCGAAAAAGGGGCACTGCTCGCGAAACTGGCGCGCAATCGTTACTTGCCCCGGCCTGCGTGGTCAGTTCGATCTCAGTTGCCATTTCTCGGCCTGGGTGATGACGCCGACCGCACCTATCGGAATTGGGTTCATGCGTTGCATCAGCAGGTGCTGGTGATTCTGACCATGCGCAGCGCGCCGGGTCGTGCTCGAAATAGGCATGTGAAGTCCTCGGCGACCAGACTAACGCGAGCGTCTACGGTGGGCCGTACTCGAACTTGCTAGCAACCGTTCGTCCGAAGGGATTACCTCAAAGCTGCGTCAAAGCGCGTCAAAGGTGCGTCGAGCGGATCAACCGAAAAACACCCCTTTTCGGTTTTTCCGGAGAGGGGTAAAAAGTCCTCACGATATGGAATTTGCGCCTTGGCGCTGACCTAGCACGTGCTGTGCAGCTTCACCCGGCTTCCCTGAGCCGGTCACCTGACCCCGCTTCCGCGGGGTTTTTATTTTCCGCGTACGGCGCGACCGGTAAGGAAAGAACATGACGAATGAACAACAGGCCCTGGCCGAGATGCCGATCTGGTTAGTGATTGTCCTCGCCTTGGTGGGTGGTGTGTCCGGGGAGATGTGGCGCGCAGACAAGGAAGGGGCACGGGGCTGGGCCCTGGTCCGCCGGTTGGCTCTTCGGTCAGGCGCCTGCGTTGTGTGCGGCGTGTCAGCGATCATGCTGCTTTACGCGGCGGGCATGTCGATTTGGACATCAGGCGCGTTGGGATGCCTTACGGCGATGGCAGGTGCTGACGTTGCCATTGGGCTGTACGAGCGGTGGACAGCCAAGCGGCTGGGCCTGAGTGAGTCAGCAGCGGTAAACGGTGATGTAGGGCGTTAACCCACAAGGAGCCAGGGCCATGATGCGGCTTGAGATGCGTGACAACATCGATCAGATCGTCAGGGAGATGCGCGGTATCAGCCGGTCGAAAGTGCCAACGGCAGCAGCCAAGTCGCTGACCTTCACGGCGGAGCGAGTCCAGGCTGCCGAGAAAGCCGAACTCGCCCGGGTGTTTGATCGCCCCACACGCTGGACGTTGAACTCTATCTTCAAGCGCAGCGCCACGGTCACCCGGCTGTACGCCCGGGTGTGGGTCAAGGACGAAGCCAGCTCAGGTGTTCCCGCATCCAAGTATTTGCCGGTGCACATGGACGGTGGCAACCGCCCGCACAAGCGCTTCGAGAAGGCGCTGATCCATTACGGCTTGATGCCAGCGGACATGTACGCAGTCCCAGGTCGGCGCGCCCGAATGGATGGCAACGGGAACATCAGTCGCGGCCAGATCGTGCAGATTCTATCCGCCCTTGGTGCAGCAGAGCGGGTGTCGGGCTTCATGGCTAACCGCACGAAACGAAGCCAGCGGCGCAACCGAAATGCACCGGACTACTTCGTGGGTCGGCCTGGTAACGGCACCGGCCCTCGCGGCATCTGGCAGCGAGTCGGCAGTGGTGCCAGGCCCATCCTGATCTTCGTCAAGCGCCCGACGTATAGACGGCGCTTTGACTTCTACGGAGTCGCCAATCGCGTGGCCCAGGCCGAGTTCGAACCTCTGTTCCGGCGTGCCCTGGCTCGGGAGATGGAAAGGAGCTGACCACCTGTCGGTTTCGTGCTTTTTTTCTCAAAAGTGGCGATATTTCAATGATTTGGCAGGTTCTAGGCTTGACATGGGCATGTGTGCCCCGAAATCAATGGGTCCTTCCGGGCACCGGGGCTAACGGGGTAATTCGAACCCCGACTTTTTCACAGATTCAACCTGACATAGGGGGTTCCGCTTCCATGTCGGCAATAGGACAAGACAATGCAAACCCAACGTGAAGTCGCTGATCACCTGGACATGAGCGAGCGAAATGCCCGCGATGTGCTCAAGGCGTTGGACCTGGACTGGCAGACCGCAAGCCTGGATGAGATCCGGACGGCCTACATCCGCGACCTGCGCGGAAAAGCCGCTGGGCGCGGGGGCAGCCAGCTTGAACAGCTCAACAGAGCGCGGATCGATGACCTGCAGCAGAAGTCGGCCAATGGACGGTTGGCGTATCACGAAAAACTGAGATCACTGATCCCGGCAAGTGAGGCTGAGCGGGTGCTGTCCGACTGGGCCAGCTTCGCAAACCGGGAATACCTGGGCGGCCTTGAACGAATCATTCAGGAAATCGAGAACGTGCAGAAACTCACGGTAGATCGAACAGTGGTGGCCAAAGTTGCTGGACCTACAACCGAGCGAATTGCAGGCTACGCGCGAAAACTTGGCGCGGAGCTTGTCGGCAGCAGCGGGGAAATTCAATCCGCCCCGTGACATCCCGACCGCGCATTACATGAGCACCGAGTTCTACCTGCCCGCTGAGAGCGGTGTGCTGCACGGGCTCTACGACTTCCAATACACGCCTTACTTTCTCGGCGTTGCCGCTGCCCTGGACGACCCTCGGGTGAGCGAAGTTGACCTGATGAAAGCGGCGCAGATCGGCTGGACGTGGTTCCTGATCGGCTACCTGTTCAAGTTCATCCACAACCTGCCGCGTCCGATCATGATCCTGTTTGCCAAGGAAAAGGACGGCAAGAACTTCCACGACGAAAAGCTGAAGTTCGGCGTCACCGCGAACACCGAGGTGGCAAAGCTCATGCCGGTGGATGTCAGCCGCACATCGGGCAATCGCTGGGACCATAAGACCTTTCCGGGCGGGTTCCTCAAGCTGGTCGCGTCCAACTCCCCCGGCAACGTCAAATCTACGTCTTCCGTGGGCTTGTCAGTGGTAGAAGAACCAGACGATACCAGCGACGACGTGAAGGGGCAGGGTGATGCGATCGCTCTTCTGGAAGAGCGCGGCAAGCGGTATCCCGGCTCAAAGATGCTGGTAGGCGGGACGCCGGCGATTAAGGGCGCGAGCAAGACCGAGGCGCGCCTTGCACAGACCGACTGCCGGGTGCTGCCGGTTATCTGCCATTCCTGCGGCCAGGCGCATGTGCTGGACTTCGCTCATATCAAGTGGCTCGACATTGAGGAAGAAGCAACCCCTCATGAGATCTACGGCCGCGCAGATCCTGAGACTGCCGGCTACGGTTGCCCTCACTGCGGCGAGATTTGGGACGACTATCAGCGTAAAGAGAACATCCGCAACACCGTGTTCAACGCGGTAGAAGCCGGCGACCCATACTGCGGTTGGGTGCCGACCAAACCTTTTGCCGGGCGCGCCGGGTTCATTGAGTTGAATGAGCTGTACGCCTGCTTGCCGGGTACCAGCCTGGCCGACATCGTGCGCGAGAAGCTCAACGCCGAACACCAGGCGTCCATGGGTAACCTGTCGCTGCTGATCAAGTTCGTCAACCAGAAACAAGGCCGTGCCTACGAGTACAAATCCGATCTGCCCGAAGCCGACAAACTGGCCGAACGCGCAGAGGACTACCCGGAGATGTACGTGCCCATGGGCGGAATCGTGGTCACTGCCGGCGTCGATGTTCAACACGATCGCCTGGCGGTGGTGATGCGGGCCTGGGGCCGGGGTGAGGAGTCCTGGTTGCTTTACTGGGGCGAAATCTACGGCGAAGTGGTGCTGCCAGACCAGGGCGTCTGGTTGGATCTCGAGAAGCTGCTGTTTGCGGCGATTCCTCACGCCTGCGGCGCCAAGTTGAAAGTGTTGGCGACTTCGCTCGACACGTCCGACGGCACCATCACCCAGGACGCGGCTTATGCGTTCTGTCGTAAGCACCAACGTAGTGGTGTGATGGCGATCAAAGGCGCGAGCGAGCGTGGCAACACCCGCGACGACGAGCGCCGGGAGATCTTCAGCGCGCCTCGGCAGGGCGTCGATACCGACAAAGAGCAGAAGGCATCCAAGTATGGCCTTCGCCCCTACATCGTCGGCACGTCGCGGGCCAAGGACCTGTGGATTGAGGGCCGGTTGCCGCTGACGGGTGATGGCCCTGGTCGGATGCACTTTTACAAGACGGTGCGCCCGGACTACTTCCGGCAAATTACCGCCGAAGTGAAGGCTCCCAGCCGTCGACATCACTACCGCAAGGTGTGGCAGAAGAAGGCCGGCGAGCCGAACGAAGGCACCGACTGTGAAACCTACGCGCTGCACGCAGCCCGCTCCCTGAAAACGCATCTGCTGCAGGAGCAGGACTGGGCGGCGCTCGATGCCCAGATCCGCCAGGGCGGTTTGTTTGACCAGCCCGAACCAGTTAGGCCTGAGGCCGAGGCCAATCCCGAAACCCAAGGGGCGACCCCTGAATCACCTCCACCCGTTGACCCCCCCGATCTCCCGCCTGCTGGCGGGAGAGTTGTTTCTGGGCGCCGCAGTGCAATGCGTGTGCTCTCCCAACGCAGGAATTAATCATGGCTATCACCCTGGAACAAGCGCAGGGCCAGCTCCAAGCCTGGCTCGATGCGAGCATGAAGGTCAGCCAGAAGCAAAGCTACCGGATCGGCACCCGCCAGCTGGAGTACGCTGACCTTGCCGAGATCACCAAAACGATCGATTACTGGCAGAAGCAAGTTGATGGCCTGGAAAGCGGCCGGCCACGGGGGATTGTCCTGCGTGGGATCACGCCGCGATGAGCCGGGCACCGAAAGCCCCAGAACCAACACTGCTCGACAAGGCCATCACCTGGTTGAGCCCTGAACGCGGCGCCAAGCGCATGCATGCCCGGCTCACCATGACCGCGCTGGGCGGTTACAGCGGCGCGTCGAAGGCCAAGCGCTCGTTGAGTGCCTGGAACCCCGCCGCCGGCAGTGCAGCGGCTGACTTGCTGCCCGACTTGCCCACGCTTCGCGAGCGTTGCCGTGACCTTGAGCGCAACAACCCCATCGGCGGTGGTGCGATCAACACGGTGACGACTAAAACGGTCGGTACCGGCTTGGCGCTCAAGTCCGTGGTAAATCGCCAGATCCTTGGCTGGGATGAAGATCAGGCCAGGGAGTGGCAGCGCAAGACTGAATCGCTCTTCAAGTCCTGGGCGGAAACCACCTGCTGCGACATCACCCGCGAGCAAAACTTCTATGGCTTGCAGGATCTGACGTGGCGTTCGGTACTGAGCAGCGGTGATGTGTTTCCGCTGTTGACCCACAAGGAGCGCCCCGGCCATCACTACTCGGCGTGTATCCAGCTCATTGAAGCCGACCGGATCTGCAACCCGTCGGGCAAGGCTGATACGGAAACCCTCACCGCCGGTATCGAACGTGATGCCGACGGCGCGCCGATC